TTTAGATGTATGAGAATCTTGCGAAGGTCTTTGTTGTGACACTTTAGATGTATGAGAATCTTGCGAAGGTCTTTGTTGTGACACTTTAGATGTATGAGATGTACGAGAATCTTGTGAAGGTCTTTGTTGTGACACTTTAGAAGAACGAGAATCTTGAACAGATCTTGATAAAATAGACTGGAATTTAGGAGGTAATGTTTTAGAAATATTTTTATGGTGTTTAGATTGTGAAACCGAGTGGGAAGAAGAATCTGAATTAAATTCTTCAGAATCAGAATGTGATCCAAACTCTGATTCTGAATCTTGATCTATATTAGATATGTGTGAATTATCTGAATGATTAGAGTGCTCTGAGTGCTCTGAGTGTTCTGAATGGTCTGAGTGTTCTGAATGTTCTGAGTGTTCTGAGTGTTCTGAGTGTTCTGAGTGTTCTGAGTGTTCTGAATGTTTTAAATTATTAGCTAAATTCTGAGAATGATTAGATGAAGGTTTTGTATGTTCTGGTTCAGATGGTTCAGATGATTCTGATTCCTTTCTCTTTTTAGGAATAAGTTCATTTAATAAAACTTTTTGATTAGATGGATTTCCTCCTAATTTTTTAATAAATTCTTCTAAACGTTCTTCATTGTCTCTATTTAATGTCCAATTATTTTTACAAGATGCGACTCGTCTACAGCCAATTAATCTTAATGCTGTGCCATATTTATCATCATCAGCTTCAATTTCGATGCATTTTTTTTTATTTTTTGGAAATACTTTGTATTTGATATCCATTTTAAAATAATAATTGCTCTTTAAATTATAAAATTATATAAATTTTCCAGAAACATAATTAACATCATAACATTTTTTGTGAAAAATTTCTTGATAATAATCACCACTTATATTAATCCCTTCTTCTACTGCTATCATCGGATATATTAAAGCTCTATTTCCATTTTTAGTTATAACCCAATCACTGCTAAATGGCTTGTCATCCATATTATCATATGCATAATCTAAAGTAAACGATTCTAATATGATTTTAGCATAATCTCTCGATATCATATACATTTGAGACCCCCATATATCATTTGGATAAGTATAATAAGAATAATTGTCTGAAAAATGAATTTGTTTAAAGTAAGGATTACTATTGTATATTTTAAAAGGAATTAGATAACCAAGCATTAAAACATCTAATTTTAATTTGTAAAAATTTGGAATAATATTTTTTAATTCATGATTTAATTCTTTAGAAATAGTAATATCATCTTCGCATATTATACATACATCATATTCAGTATTCAAATAAAAATCTCTAATAGAGTCTAAATGTTGAAGCATTATAGACCATGTTCTTTTTTCTATTCTATCATATTTTTCTCTATTTGAAAAAGATGTTATTCTATTATCTGTAATATATACTTCTGGTGTAAAAATAACTTTTTTAAAATTTAATTTATTGAATCTCTCTAAAATCCTTTTTTTTCTTTCTGGATTTTTAAATGATATAACATAAATTGGAATGTTATTTATTTTTTCGTCGTCTATTATAATTTCAGACATGTTTATAAATTATAAAAATGATTGTTTAAATATAAAATAGCTAAATTAAAAAAATGTCGCTTGAAATCTGTTTGAATAATTTTAGATGCTGGGAAGATAAAAAGATTCAACTTCCTAATAATGGAATATGTCTTATTAATGGAAGAAGCGGAAAGGGCAAAAGTACTATTTTAAATTCTATATTATATGCTATTACAGGAAAGTTAAAAAATATATCAACTTTTAACAAAAAATCAACTAAAATTGTTTTATCAGTTGATGATGTAAAAATAACAAGAACAAGAGGTCCTAATAAACTTAAAGTAGAAAGAAATGGAAAGGTTTATGAAGAAGATAACGCACAGGCGATTATTGATTCTGTATTTGGTTTTGAGTTTGCTAATACAAGTTATATTGACCAAGAAAATGTATATTCTTTTGTTTCACTTTCTCCAAGTGAAAAAATAGAGTTTCTCGAAAGACTTCTTTTATCGTCATACAACATTGATAAAATTAAGGATAATCTTAAAGACAAAATTACAGAATCTAAAAACGAATATATCAGTTATGAATCAAAAATTAATACTTTGAAGGAAATTTTAGATAAAATGGAACTATTTGAAGAAAAAGATGTTTTTATTGACAAAATTACGTTAAATTATGAGAATTTTAATAAAATTAAAGAAAAAGTAGTAAATAATTTAGATATTTCTGAAAAAAATCTAAAAATTATTAAAACCAAATTAAAAAAAATAGAAGACGAAAAAGAAACTTTTAAAAATATAGTAGATAAAAGAAATAAACTTTTATTTTTTATCGAAAAATTAAAAGAAGAATACGCAGAATTAAATAACTATTATAAAGATAAAGAAAAAATCAATTTGTTAAAAGAAGAACTTTCTCTAAATATAAAAAATAGAGATAATTATCTAAAATATAAAAAATATATTGATAATTTTAACAAAAGAAAAGAAGCAGAAACAAAATACGAAGAAGTTAAAAATAAAAATAAATTAGAAAAAGAAAAGTTACTTTTAGAATTACAAAAATTAGAAATTCCTAATAAAAAAAGGGTAATTGAACTTGAAAAAAGTATAGAAATAATAGATAAATTAATTGAAATTGATGATAAAATTATAGAAATTGGTTATGATGAAGAAAAATCTGAATCCAATATCGAAATAACATTGCAAATTATTAACGAATACAAAGAAAAACTTTTTTTATCTCAAAAGTTACTTTTAGAAATTGATAAATGTTATACATGCCCATCATGTAAAAAACTTTTAAAAATAAACGAAAATAAATTAATAGAATATGAAAATTCAAGTTTTGATAAAAATAATCTTAAAAAAGAGATTCAAACTCTTAAAAATGATATATTTGTAAAAGAAAAAGAATTGAATGAAATTAAAAAAATACAAACAGAATATCAACAAAAAAACAAAGAATACAATGATTTATTTGATAAACTTACAGGAGAATTTGATAATGATAAAGAATTAATAAAAAAAGAAATTGATAGATTAAATACAAATAACAAAACTTACGAAGAATTATCGAGAAAAATACAAATTATTGATAATGATACTCTCGAAAAACAATTAAAGATTGATATCAAAACTTTAACCCTAGAAAATGAAGATATTAAAGATATTAAAGACATTAAAGATATCAAAATTAACATGGACGAAAAAGAATATTTATCTTGTATTCAAAATATAACAATTATTAATGAAAAATTAACTTCAATTAATTCTTATATTCTAAAAATGGAATCTTATAACAAAGATTTAGAAACTATAAATAATGTTGATATTAATTCCAATAAAGATTTTGATTCTTTAATTCAAACAGAGAAAGAAAAAATTGATACGTATACTAAAAAAATTGATACATACAGAGAATATTTAAATAACATAAACACGTGGAATCAAACATATGAAAATAACAAAAAATATAAAGAACTAGAAAAAGATATTTCTGACTATAATATAATAAAAATAGAACTAAACGATAAAGTCAGATGTTTATCAAAATTAAGAGAATATGTAAAAATAGCTGAAAAAAAATGTATATCTGATTTTATCGACTCGTTAAATGAACACGCGTCAATTTACATTGAACAATTCTTTCCCGATGAAGATATAAAAGTTGAATTGAAAACAACTCAAGAAACAAAATCTACTGGAAAAGAAAAAGTATGCTTAAATTTTGAAGTTAATTACAGACAATTAATAGGAGATCTTTCATATCTTTCAGGAGGAGAAAGAGACCGTGTGAATCTAGCTTTTACCTTAGCATTTTCTGAAATTATAAATAATAGAATCCTATTATTAGACGAATGTATATCTTCTTTAGATTCAGAAACAACAAACGTTGTATTAGAAAATATAAAGGAAAAATATAAAGGAAAACTTGTAATTCTCGTTTCTCATCAAGCAAATTTGGGATTTTTCGATAAAGTAATAGACATATAGAAATACAATTTTATTATAAATTTATAATAAAATTAATATATATTATACTCAAAGAGAAGGAAAAATGCGTTTTAGTTTATGCACCAGATTTCCATCATAAAGTTGTTTGGCATTCTCAATATCAGAAATAATAGATTCTTTTACATTTAATTTTAAAGCCAAGTCTTTACGAGACATATTTGATGTTGTTCTAAAAGATGACAATTTCTTTCCAAAATCTTTTGTAAAAGTTTTAGGTACTTCTACTAGTCCATCGTAATCTTGTTTGGATTCTTTCACAACAGGATTTGGATTCTTTGGTTTAGACTTATTTTTAATAAGAACTACTGGCTTAAAATCTTGATGATCCATATTTGTATAAATATGTTGTTATATTAGATATATATGTTATATCTAATATTTAAATATAAAATTTATATTATATAAAATATGAATCTTTTTACTATAGATTTAGTTGCAATAAATAATGATAGTACTATCATAAGAGGAACGAGAAATGACTTTACTAGATATAGTATTATTATTACAAGATTTAATAATCAAAATAATAATCATATAAACAATATTAATATTTTTAGTTTTTATAATCCAAGTAACCGTACATTTTATAGCGCTGAACTTGTTGATAATAATATATTTGAAAACATGAATAATAGAATTATTCATTCTTATATATGGACAGATCTCCATAACACAACTAATTTAAATTTTAATCATGATATATACGGCATTCCTCGACAGTTATTTATATATATCAAAGGTTTAGTTATATCTTAACTTTCCAAAAAAATTTTTTTGTTCAGTAAAAAAATATGCTTGAAATTCGTCGATAAGAATTTCTTCGTTGTCTTTAGGATATTTCATTTTTTCAAGCATTTCTATTATTCTTTTTTTAGATTCTTTATCTAAAGAATGCCATATCTTTTTAACATTTTTTCTATGATCTTCGTCCATATGATATTTTGCGTGAAATTCTTCGTGAAGTTTTGTTATAACATCTCCTTTTTTATAGACAATTACGTAAAAATTATTTGAATATTTTTTGAGAAATACTAATAAATCTGCATTTTGATTATTTTTATCTTTGGAATAAAATGAAGATACAAAAGACATTGGGAAATTGATTCCAATTCTATTTTCTATTTTTCCTTCGTATTCATTTGCAATAGCATTAATATAAGAAGGTATTTTTTTCAAGTTTTTGTAAATAATATGAAGAACTTGATCCTTTTCAATATATTCAACCATTTTAGTAATTAATATTATAGTCTTATTAGTGTTATAATAATCATTTTTATATGATTATTATATGATATGATTATATTCTATATTTATTCATCGCCATTTACTTCATCTTCTTCTTCTAATTCCTCTTCTTCTTCAATATCTTCTTCGTCAAGTTCTTCTTCTTCCTCTACTTCTTCAATATTTACGTCATCTAAAGATTTGTTTACATTCAGATTTTCAGGAAGTTTATAGTTAAATTTGTATTTTTTACAAGTTTCAATATCTTCTACTGTTAATGGCAAGATTTCCCCTGAAGATGATTGCTTTCCAATTACAATTTTATCTCTAGAAAAAATTAAGCCAGAATTAAGATGTTCAAAATTTCCAAACTTATTTGGACGTACTGAGAATTCACCTGCTTTTTCTTTCATATTTTTAATTACGGGAGGTTCCGTCTCTTTTTTAGACGAGACTGATTTTAAGCTAGAAGATGTAGAACTAGAAGATGTAGAACTAGAAG